AATGACCGTTACCAGCACAGTACGCAAGGCCGGCCCGTTTGCCGGAAACAATTTCGCTACGGTATTCCCTTTCGGCTTCAAGGTGTTTGCGAAAGGCGATGTGAAGGTCTTGCGAGTGAATACGAACGGGCTTTCAGTGCCGCTCGTGCTCGACAGCGATTATTCGGTTCAGCTTAACGTCAATCAGGATTCGACACCGGGTGGCTGGATCACCTATCCGATTGCCGGCGCGCCACTCCCGACCGGGTACGAACTCGTCATCCTCGGCGATCTAGCCTACGACCAAGAAACCGACATCACGAATCAGGGCGGTTTTTACCCGAATGTGATCGAGGATATGGTCGATCGGACCGTTATCCAGATTCAGCAACTCGACGAGATCGCATCGCGCGCGATCGTCATTCCCGAAAGCGAAAGCGCCCCCACGACGCTCCCGATCGCATCGGCTCGCGCGAATACGGTGATTGGGTTCGATGCGGCGGGCGGCATGACGACACTTCCGCTCCCGGCATCTGTTGGCGCGGGCGACCTGAAAAATGAAGAGTGGACCGACGGGACCGACTTCACTGCCGGCACGTCCACCTCGGTAGTACTCTCCCGCGTATATGGCACCAAAGCCAATCTTGGCGCGGTGATGATGCAAGGCGTGGGGCAAGCACCGAGCACCTATTCACTCAACAATACGACACTGCAATTCAATGCGGTTATTCCGTTGGGCGTCTCGAAAATATGGTGCGTGGGGGGCACTACGCTTTCTACCGAACTGCCGCCGGCCGGATCGGTCGGTGATACGCAACTCGTGTGGGCGGCAACGCTCTTTCGCTCGGTGGATTCGGTCGACGCTGTCAGGCAACTCGACGGGGCGCGATACGCTCGTGCGTTTGCCGTCGGTTACCGCGGCGTCGGTACGGCTGGTGGGGGCGCATTCTACGCCGATCCTAGCGACGCAGCGAGCGCCGATAACGGCGTGACGGTCATCGTCGCCAATGACGGCATGCGGTGGAAACGACCGGCGACCGACCGCGCACTGCTCACGATGGCCGGTGCGTACGGGGATGGCGTGACCGACGACAGCGCCGCGATACAGGCATGCGTGGACGCGATGAAGGGTAAGACCGTCATCGCCGACAAGGACATGACGTTCTACGTGGCCGGCGTCACACTCTCCGGTGCGACGTACAACGGAACGACGATCGTCGGCGACGGCTTGTTTAAGCTCAAACCGGATGGCGGCCTGAATACTTTCGGTGGCGGTTGGGTGGGCCTGTTGATCCAGCAGTGTGATGGCGTCAATGTGAAGGCGCGTTTCGACGGCAATCGAGCGAACATGACCGCGCGCGAACAAATTATCTGCGTTGGCGTGGCGGGGGCATCGAACCTGGTTATCGATGCCGAAACTAATGAGATCCGCGGCGATGGTGTGTATATCGGCCAAGCCAATTGGCTTGCAAACAGTGGGCACACGACCAATGTGCGCATCCGTGTCAAAGGCACGAATACAGCCGATGACGGCCGGAACCTGCTTTCGGTCATTGATTGCTCGGGCTTGACCGTCGACGATTTTAATTCGCAGCGAATCGGTGGCACGATCAACGGCGTTGTCATGCCGGGGGGGTTGGACATCGAACCCGACTTCGGGTATCAGTCCGTGAGCGGTGTCACAATCAAGAATTTGGACGTTGTGACGGCGGGCACTTCTGGCTTCGGTATCGTCGGCAAGTCGGTGTCCGGTGTTGATGCAAACCTCGATTGGAACTGCACGGACATTCGCGTCGAGAAATGGAAGGTGCTCAAGATCGGCACGGCCGGCTCGGCGATCTCCGGCTCTCCGTTCACGCGCGTAGCCGATTTCCACTTTGGCGAAGGCTCATATCAGTACAACACGACGCCGGGCGCCGGGCCGGTGTTCGACTTCTGTCAGCGCGTCAGTGGCAAGCTTATCGTCACCAACGTCACCTACGGCATGTGGCTCGCGCCGGCGGGTACGTTCTTCGATCCCACTTTAGAGATCACCGCGACGAACTTTACGCTCGCGGGCGTGCGCACAACCGACGTTCAAGGCGGCCGAATCTTTGGCTCGGCCAAGCATGCCGTCGGCGGTTCGACGGCGTTCGGCGTGCAGTGCTACAGCAACGCTCGCGTGATCGTGCAGGGCAATGTCACGTATGAAGTGGACGCGCCGTACGACAACGTCATGGCCCGCGCGTTCCGTAACGAGCCGGGGCTAACCGTCGGCTTCGGCGCGGGCACGATCGCGCAAAACTGCGACTGGTCCGGCTACGCGAGTTACGACGTGACGAACGACGCGCTGATCCCGCTCAAAAACGTACGAGGCATGACTGCGGCTGCAGCGATACCCGGTAACGGTACGTGGCACTGGTCGACGTTTGTCGACAACACGCAGAAGGTCAGCACAGGAGGGAAAACAACGCTTGGCTGGGCGCGCTTGAATAGTGGATCTAACAACGTTGCCGGCAATGATTGGGCGGCGTGTGTCTGCACCAACGCTTAAAGGATCGACATGAAACGGATCATTCCCGCATTGCTCGCGCTGTTTAGCGCGGCCGCATTCTCGGCGACGCTCGCGCCGGTTCAACTGCTCAACCCAGCCGGTTCTACCGCGGGGCAGGCAATTGTGTCGACCGGTGCATCGAGTGCGCCAGCGTGGACTACGGTCGCCAATGCCGGGGCGAATACCAATATCACGTCGCTGACCGGTCTGACGACGCCGCTCGGCACGTGGGCCGGGGGCCTCGGTGCGAACAATACGAGCGCCAACGGTGTCCCTGTATTCAGCAGCGGCGCGGCCACGGTGACGGCAACGACCGGCACAGGCTCGCCCGTACTTGCTACATCGCCGACCATCACAACGCCGCTTGTCGTGGGCGTAACGAACGGCGTGTGCGCTTCATCTGGCAAGCTGGGCGAATGCCTGAGCACGACGGGGTCGAGCGTTGCGCTCTCAAACGGCGTGGCCGGAGTAATCGCGAGCGTCAATCTGACCGCCGGTGAGTGGCTTGTTTGGGGCAATGTCGAATTCTCGCCGTCGGGCGCTACGCCAACGATACTCGTGGCCGGCATGGGCACGAGCGTAGCCGGAGTAGGGACACCGTATCGATCGGTGATGCAAGGCTCGGCGATCGTCGGTGTGAATACCCAAGCGGTAATGCCGCAAATCTTCCACGAGACGGGTTCGGCAACGATCAACCTATACGGCGTCGCGACGTTCACCGGGGGCTCGATGGCCGGCTCTGGCTATATCAGCGCCATCCGGTTCCACTGAACCGAAGAACCACAAAACGGGGAAGCGAGTGAAAGACGTTGCCGCGAGCGTAGCAAAAGCAGGGCCGCCAGTGGGGGCTAACGCGTGGTTCTGGCTGGCGAGCCACGACATCAATTGGTGGGTAGCGGCGGCGACGATCTTCTACATCGGCCTGCAATCGTTCTACCTGATCCGCAATAAAGGACGGAAAGGGGCGGCCGAATGAATCCCGAAAACGAAGCGCAGCTCGTCGTCGAACTTAGGCGTGACGAAGGCGTTCGCTATACGCCGTACGCCGACACAAAGGGTATTCCGACGGTGGGGGTAGGGCACAACCTACGCGCCGCGCCACTGCCGGTTGGCTGGTCGTATCCGCTTACAGACGAGCAAGTGAACACGCTGCTCGACCAAGATCTCTTGAACGTCTACCACGATCTCGATCGCAATCTGCCGTGGTGGGCGGATATGAACGACGTGCGCCAGCGCGTCATCTGCAATATGTGCTTCAACTTGGGGATGAGTAAGCTGGCCGGGTTCAAAAATTCGCTTGCCGCGATGCGGCAGGGCAGGTACGGGGACGCCGCGGAGGGGATGCTCAATTCAGCGTGGGCGTCGCAGGTAGGCGAACGCGCCCAGCGGTTGGCGCAAATGATGCGGACAGGGGGTGTGTGATGGCATTCGGAATCGATGACGCAATCGCCGGGGTGAGCAAGTTGCTCGATGACGGCATGAACAAGATTTGGCCGGACCCGACCGCCAAGGCCACGGCCGAAGCCACGCTGATGAAAGCGCAGACGGACGCCGCGCTCGCGATGATGCAGCAACAGATGTCCGCGATCCTGGCCGAAGCGAACAGCAAGGATCCGTGGACGAGCCGGGCTCGCCCGAGCTTCATGTACGTGATGTACGTGATGATCCTGTGCGCGATCCCTATGGGCGTGCTCGCGGCATTCAGCCCGCAGACAGCGGTAGCCATTGCGCAGGGTATGCAGGCGTGGCTCGCGGCGATTCCCTCGGCGCTGTGGGGGACGTTCGGCACGGGCTACGCTGGCTACGTCATCGCGCGCAGCTACGAGAAAGGGCAAGGCGTAACGAAGTAGCCTCAGAAATCGCCTTTCCCGCCCAGCCTTTTAATCAGCTTACGCGCCGAGTGAGCCAGTCCGTTGACGGCGAGCTTGGCGCTTCCTTCCGCCCCCTGCGTGTTCACGTACACGGTGTTGTGGTCCTCTGCCTCGACATCGTCGCGCCCGTTCGTGTAGTAATAGACGCTCAGTGATTTGCGCGTGATGCCGCCCGACTTCACCGGCACCGGGTGGCCGTGATACGAAATTTCGTTCGTCTCGAAAATAACGCAGCGATTGAGCGTGGGCGCGATGTTGCCGACGCGCTTCTTTTTCTCCATGTCCCAAAGCTCGAGGCACCCACCCCATTCCTCTTTCCAGCCCGGGTTCATGTAGACGATCAGGTTCAAGCGCCGGTCGAGGCGCGATCCTTCTAGCCGGTTGAAATCGATGTGCACGTCGAGGAAGCCGCCTTCGCGGATCTGGTGCAGCCCGGCGCCCTGCAGGCGCGTATCTTCAAGCAGATCTGGGATACCCGTCACGCGGCCAAGGTACTCGCGAAACTCGGG